TATATTATAGTATTATTTGTTTATATTAGCGTATTATAGTATTACTACTATTTAGTCACGAAAACCTTCACCATTTACAAAATGATGTAACCTGTGACAAAGAATGACCCACCACATATGGGCCAAGGAATCCGTGGCATAACTACCCACACCACGAATTGACAACTCATATTTAGTTTGAAGATCGATAGCTTTTGTTATTGTTTCTTCTTGCATAACTACTCTGTTGTTTACGTTGTAAGAGAGCATTATCAAATTCTAACTTACGAATATACTTCTGCTGATCTCTCATTTTATATTTCAGGAAATCGTTTTCACGAATCAAGTCATCTGGATTGCGGTTTCGACCCTGTTTTTTAGTATTATTTTGCATTTTACCTTATCATATTTAATGAAAGGTTGACAATTATGAAGGGTACTCTGAAGCTTTGGCCAAACCCAATCTTCATCCACTTCATGGTTAGTAAACTCTGTCCAGTTAAGGTAGGAGTCTAGGATAATAGCTGATACTATAGAGATTTTCTTCTGTAGTAACAACTTTACAATCGGTGGATGTGTTTTAGCTTCACACTTAAACAGTCCACCAAAAGGTCTATGATATTCTATACACGTTTTCAAATCTTGGTCAAATACTCTTGAGATTGATTGCTGTATCTTCACCCATTCTTTATAATTATTTTCAGCTGCATCTCCTGTCAACCACTTTGGATTGACACTATCTTCTACTGCAAAATTTGCTACTAGAAAATCTTGAAGCTCTGATCTGTTGTATCGTTTAGATAATTTGTGAAAAAAGTATCTGTCATTCCTTTTCATAAAGGAATCCTGAGAACATCTTATTTCACCATTATATTTTACAAAATTGTAATTTGGTGATTGGAAATGTAATCTAATCGCCAAATACATTTTGTATGCATCAAAGGCTTCCAAATCATACTGGTAGTGAATTTGTTTTAGGTAAGAAATGGAGAGCTTCTGCTTCCATTTGTATTTTCTGTTTCAAAGATTTATTAACTAATTTACCTACAGAATTGGGCTCTATCTCCTTTTCCTTACAGTACTCAAGGCAAGCATCGATATATGTTATCCTCTTATCAATTACCATTTGCTCAATAAGTAAACTAAATTTCGTAGGGGTAATAATATCCAATTCCATTTTATTCATAAAGTTGTATTTCTCATTATCCATTGTTATATTATACAGTAAAGTTTTAGAAAAGTCAAGTCTTTTTTTGATAGTTGCTAAAGTCTTCTATTGCGGTTATTAATTGGGGAGTGTAGTCATCAACTGATTTTGTGAATATTTGAGGAATACCACTATCGGGTACAATAAATATCACCAGTTGACTACAGGGGATTCCAGTACGCTCTGTGAACATCTTTGCATAGGCCGTACCTTGAATAAAATAATTTTCAATCCATTCCTCTTTCTTCTCAGAATTGGAAGTCTTAAAATCTATAACGGATACTACTCCATCATATTCTGCAATCATATCTACTGCACCAGCTATCTTATATTCATCTGAATACAGATAATCCTCAATACAGTAGATATTATTTATTTTCGTTTCTAATACTTGTACCGCTTGTAAAAACAGATACCATACGGCAGGGTTTTTAGCAAGGGCAGCACCACTAAAGGTGTCGAAATCATCTATCTCACCTAAAAAGTATTGTTCTAATAGACTATGAAAGTGCGTACCTCTAGTGGTTGCTTTTTTCGTTATCCTATTAGCTTCTTCATTACCTACACGCTTTCTCCAAGCATATATTCCTCCTTTATCTCGTATTGATAATACGGTTGTAATAGAAGGATATGAGCCGTTTGGTGTTTCGTAATGTCTTTTACCACCAACATTTGTTCTCACAAGTTTAGGTAACTCAGATATGAGTTTCCTATCATAATTTTTCAATATCATAATATCATTATTTACTTACAAATCCATTTTTATAAACCACACCATTTTTAGTTTTAAGTGCAGTAAGTATTTTCCTACGATTGCCCATCAAATTGTAGCTACAATGAACCCAACCACTATTCGGGTCAACTCCATCGTAGAACTCTAAGATGATTTGGTCAAAATCTAAATTCTTAGTAATCCATAACGCAAGGTCAGGATTCGGTGTCGAAAAAGATTCAAAGTCTCCAGCCTGACCATTACAATGTTGGCTGGTTTTAGATCCACCCACTTTTGCATTTAATGCAGGGCTTCTATATCCAGAGTTAATTGTAATAACACCAAACTTTTCTCTAACTGGTTGCAAGATATGAATTGCAAGATGTGTTAGATTCACTAGGTGTACGGAACTAGGTGAATTATCTACACCTAGTCTTTCTGCTGTTGCACTCTTTACCATCTCTGCTAAAGAAAAGTTCTTTGATATTCTTATTGGTTCAGATGCCATGCACTTCACCATTATCTTGTACAACATCCACTTTACTTGTATTTGGATCAAACGTAACCTTGAAAGTCATTTCAATAGGTTTTAGTTGTCCATCTGCAAGGGATATTGGTAGTTTTCCTTCCACAGCACCTTGTAGTGCATCTGCTGCACTCTCAAATGTGTGTTCGGGATTAGATGCAATAATTTCATCCAATTCAGCCTTAGCATCATCTGGCAGAATGTCACTTATCATTTGTTCTACATGATCTTTTGCTAAACTCTGAGCTTTGTCCATGACAAGTCCAGAAATAACATTAAATAATAGTAATGGTAACATTATTTTCTATCTCCTAATCCAGTATTATATTTTTGAATGATATATGAACGAACTAATCCGCTTCTTACTATATCACCTATATCAAACTCACATGAATAGAATTCTTTCATTTCGTTGATAATTTTTAAGAACTGACCTAATCCAGCCTTTTCAGCATCTTCTCTTAGGTCTGTTTGATCAAAATCTCCTGAGAACATAATCTTAGATCCCTGACCAACTCTGGTCATAATGGTATCCAATTCGTGGAAGTTTAGATTTTGACATTCATCTACAAGAACTATAGCATTATCTAGGGTAATCCCTCGTAAGAAGGATGTGGATAGAAATGCTACATTTCCTTGTTTTTTTAATTCATCATACATTATTTCAAACTGTTCCTCAGCGGAAAGTTTAAACATGAGCCGTAGCATATTATCATACGGAACTTGGTATAAAGAACTTTTATCTTGTTCATCGCCTGGCATAAATGCAAGACTTCTAGTAGGCATTAAAGACCTTACTATGTAGATACAGCTATAATTTGTACTAGGGTCAAGAACTTCCTTGATTGCATTATACAGAATAACAAAAGTCTTTCCTGTGCCCGCAGGCCCATATAGGAAAAGATTCTTTCCAGCTGCATATTGCTTAAAAACTTCAAGTTGGTTTTTAGTAACCCCCTTCATTTCAACTAACTGATCATGATTTATAAAATGTGTTTTCATAATTATGTCCAATCTCCTAGCTGACTGCCAGGATTCGTTCTATGAATCTCTTTCATACGGTCTTTAAAACCATCATCGGTGTGTCTAGCTGCACTATCTCTCATAGTATATTGCAAACTAGGTAATTGTGGCACTAACTGTAGGTCACAACTGTCATTATTTTCATCTGAGCAGCTTCCATATCTTTGTGGATTTTCCACAGGAAGATTTCTATCTGCTACTTTAAAAACTTCTTCTAATTCAAAGTCACATTTATTACATTTATATTGATATGTCGGCATTATATTTTGTCGCAAAAAGTTTCACCAGGCTGTGTTCTAAGTCACCCATAAATTGTTTTCCCGATGCAGATAAATTTTCATGGGTTTCTACCCAATGCAAAATATCTGTTATGTTAGAAAACTCAGAATATAATTTATTCTTGGGCCAACTATGAACACACTCTTGTGTTATGTTTTCAAGTCTTTTAGTAGTATCCATTACTATCTATAAAATATATGATCTCCAATTCTACCTACGACTGGAAAAGTTTTTGACCAACGTGGAGAAATTTGATAAGTATGATAAAATCTTGCTCCCTCAGTATAATCTAATCCTTCTAATTTTAGTTTACTATACTGGAGCATTGCAAGTCTTGCTATCTTTTGAGTTTTTTCAAAAGACTTTGGGTTTTGTACTTCATCTGAATTACCATCACAATACCAACTGAATTGGCATCTATTTCGTTTTGGAAATCCATCAGCGGTATGTATTCCTTGATATACAACTTTACATATTGTATTAGGAAATGCAGCATCACTAACTCTATTTAGAGTTACCAGAGCTACTGCAAATTGTCCTGCAAATGGTTCGTTTCTAGCTTCAAAATATATGTTCTTTGCAAGACACGTTAGTTGTTTTTTTCTATCATCTATCACGGATTGGAATGTTTGATATTTCCATACGTTTTTCTCATTATATAATTTGCTTTGAGAACTTCCTAAAGGAAGTACAAATAGAAAAAATAAAACAACTGCTGTGAACAGTTTTTTCATATTACTTTATTTAATATGATCTTCAATCTTTTTTAGGTACAAGAATTCCATAAAATATTAGCAACCGCAGATCGTTAAACGGTTAAACTTTTTTTAGAATATAAATGGGGAATTAAGAGTGATAAGAAGATAGTCCATCTTTTACACTCATTCCGTTTCGGATTTGCATATCTATAGACTCCCTATGAGAAGATTGTACTATTATTTATACTCTTGGAAGTCCTCATTCCACTTAAATGCCTCTGATACGACCTGTGATGATAATCCCTTATATTTTTGATGTAGGCTTTTTTCCTTTACTGCACATAAAAGTTCAGCTTCATCTTTGTGTAATCCTTCTAACAGTCTAATAAACATACGTTCTCTAACTGTACTCTGAAGATTTGGATCTGCACTCTTACCATTAGTTTTAACATAATGCCAAAGTGTATTACCTTCAGTTCTTAACAACATATGTTCAGTACCTTCTGGAGCGTCATTTTCTATATATGGTGGTGTTCCAGATGGTAATTCTGATTCAATTATGGGGTTAAAAGACCATTGACAAATTTGTCGCAAGGCCTGACAATCTTCTTCTTGTAAAATCTTTACTTTTTGTGCTTTTGTTTTTGCACCATGAACTTTAGACAAAATTTCACTAAAAAGTAATTCTCTAACTTTAATTGATGGTTTAGGTTTTTCTGGATATGCACTTACAGATCCATCACTATTACTATCAAATTCTACTGGTTGTTGTGCCATATTAAAATTCTCCTATATCTTGTATTAAATTATTAAGTTTCCTTTCGATAAAATAATTCAAAAGTTCACTTCGTTTCCCTTTCGGAATTTCATCATATTGTTTTCCAACTTGGTCAACAATGTTTGATGGTGTATATTGTAAATCAATCAGTTTCATATTTCTATGATAGTTTCTTAACTGCTCCTCATTACAAAAATCTTCTGGATTTTGGTCTACCCATAGTTCTACTTTTTTCTTTGATATTGGTGTTTGTCGTATTTTATCCACCATACAATTATCTGCTGATAAGAAATTAGGAACACCATCTGATGAGTCACCTCGCAAAATATGTTCCTTCAAGTATTTTTCTGGATGACTGTTTGTTATTAACTTTTTAGTAATAGGGCTGTACTGTTTCACATTTTTATGCGACTGTAGCTGTATGAAATCCTTATCACCAGAAATAATCATTACTTTTTCTGTAGCAGTTCTAGCAAGCACACCAATAATATCATCTGCTTCTGACTCATCAATCTGAATATATTTGTAGGGGAAAAACTCTTCAAGTTCAGATTTGATAGTATCAAGACATCCAAATATTTGTGTCCAATCTCTCTTATCAGCATCCCTACTAGTTTTCCTAGAAGCTTTATATTGTGGGAAATGGTCACGCCTCCATGAATGTTTACCATCACAGCATAAGACCAACTCACCATATTCATTATGATATTTTGACCGATACATTCTGAGACTGTTCAGAACCATGTGTCGAACCATATTAACATCAACTTCTGATTGGTCTTTTCCCATTGACATCATTGTAGATGCCACCATTATCTGACTTAAATCAATTAGTATCATACAACCTCTCCCCACACCATATTGATGTCTGGATAGAAAACACCCTTAGATCGTTTTGGTGTACCATCTGCATGATAAGCCATTGCGACACATTTCCATTGAGTTTTCTTTTCTTCATTATCTCCCATAAAATCAGAAATCCAATCCCCTGTCCTGAGATAATGTTCCATGAACCGAATATAGGCTTTGGTATTATCAGAATTGATACTATCTGTAATTGCTTGTTTGGGGGTTGCGCCTCTCCTATGAGAGTTGACAGAATATGCAGAGGCCCTATCCTTACTATGTTTAATCGCTTTCTTAATCGATTTCAACGATAGGGGGTCATCATCTGGTATTTCTAATACCTTTGGATGTATGTTCTTGTACTCTGCTGGGGTTCTCTTACTTCGTGCTTTGGATAGTTGGTCACGAAGCTCTTGTTTTCGCTTTTCAGTTAGTTGTTTTCTCATTATATTCCATAATAATCAAGTAAAATTTCAATCATCTCATTTGGTTGTAAAATAAGATCATTGAGTTTTATAGGTTGTGGCCCAGTATAGGTAAACCATTTTTCAAATTGTTCACTACCCATATACAGGTCTTGAGCAAATCCATAATCTAGAGCTATAACATCTTCATAGGAATATTCCCTAGAATTTGTTCTAACCTCTAAAATGGTTGGTGCTGAACCATTATCAATAAGACTTTTTAACTTTGTAAGTCTTTTATTCACTTTATATACCTTGTATTATACCATTATGAATCTCAAATGTCAAGTCTTTTATTCCATGATTGTTGAAAAATATCTATTCATTATATTATCATTGTAATATAATTTTTCGCCTTTTTCATCTCTGGCTTCTAAAACATTATGTTGAAATAACAATTTTGTTTCATTATAATTCACTTGACCTTTTTTTATATAAAGAGATAATATTTCTCTCTTGAATCTATTATGGCCAGATTCTAGCACTATTAGTTTAACTTTTTTAGATGAACTGTAATAGGATTTCCAATCGCTTTCTGACTTTACCTTTTTCCGTATTCCTTTTTTCTTCCTAATGGAATAAAAGTACTTTCTTCCAATATATTGCTTACCATTTTCAAGGTCAGTCAATAGATAGCAAAATCCGTAATAGTCTTTTATATCTTCACTTTCAAAAACTTTATCATTATATAGCCAAGGGTTTTCGTAACTCATAAATACTCCACATGGGAATATTTAGGTTAATAATAATCTTCCTCATTATCTTCTTCAAAACCCTCTTCTATTTCAATATCTTCTCCACCACAGAAGGTACAAAATCCTATTTCGTATCTTGATAAACTTAAATTATGCTGTAAGTTAAATGTCGCATTGCAATCCTTGCACTCTATTTCTACTTCTTCTACCATAATGCTTATTATTAAATGATTTCACAACTGTCACCAGAACACGCAACCGTTTGCGCTCCTGTAGTATTATCCTCTGTCTCGTATTTAGTGAGTTTGGAATAGTCAATTTTTGGGAAATCTGCAAGCAAAGTATCATAAGTCTTTTCATCGATTTCTTCGTAAGGGGCAAGCTGATAGATGTGGTCATCTTTAGGTAGGAAACTCACTCCCACTAGATCATCGAAATTTTCATATACAAAATTACCAACTTCAAACCATTCATCAGGCTTGACATAAATTGTTGCTGATACTGTATGTTCAGTATAGTTATGTTTTATTTTTAACCATTGTTTTAGTTGAGAAATTGCATCAACATCTCTTACCAGTACAGAACCTTCTGGTGCTTTTACTGGAAATTCAACTACCCATGTTTGAGCTGTTTCTTCTGGTTGTCCTACCTCTGGATAGAATTTTACTCCTTGATCCCTCATCATTCTGTACAATGGATCAGTAGCAGAAATTCTTACTCTTCGTATATAATAAGGAGCATATCGTGGATGAAACCCCGATGCAGAATTTACTAATGTTGAAACTGTTCCACTAGGTTTTGTAGTAGTAATAGCTACTGACCTGTTTATTTTTAATCTCCCGGCTGTTTCTACATTCACTCCTATTGAAAAATCTCTCAATGCTTGTAAATTCTCTGGTGTCAAAATATCTGGATTGTCCATTTGTCCTGTCATGGATACACCTAAGAGTCTTTCCTCCTCAGCATTCTTTTTCCAATCATCATGAAGTTCTTCTAAAAGATTAAAATCCGTTAATGTAGATTGTATTGTTCCAATCATAGTCGCTACCTTTATCTTTTCCATTAAAGTCTCAAGGGTGTCTTCGGCCCGTATAACTACTTCTGTGAGGTTGCAGAACCCTCTAGGACGCAATATTATTTCACCACAGGGGTTAGTTGTCCAATCTTGTCTTTTACGCCGGCGTTTTGGAATCAAACTATTGATTGAATATCGGTTGAAAATTCCACGCTCTCCAGTACCACTTTCTGCAAGTGCCAACCACTCTTTCATGAAATCTATAGAGTTAGGTTTAACATCATAAATTGCACTATTGTTACTCATGGCTCGGTGTGCATTTGTCACCCAAAATTGACCCTGCTTGGCATTTCTCATTCCACTATCGTAGAGGTCTGAGAGGGTAATTATCGATGACCTTCTGACTCCACCTACGACTACTGAATTTGCAATTTTAGTAATAATATCAAATGCATTGATGGAACTTAGTTTCCTGTCACGATGTGCTTCTACTATGTGTTTGATGAAATGTAAAGTCTCATCAAGAGGCCCAGGCCCAGATGACCTACCACCAAAAGTTTTGAGTCTAGCACCTTGTGGTCTTAGTTTTGACAAATCCCATTCAACATCGTATCCTTCCCACATGGCCGTGCAGACTGCTAATGTTCCCATTGCCCATCCTTCTTTGGAATCCTCAAACACAATCTTTTTCCCATCACCATTCAATTTCTTTACTTTAGGAATCTTTTCAATATATCGTTTAGAAACATCCACACCAACTCCTGCACCACTCATCAACAAGAAATATACCTCTGCAAAAGAATGTAAAGAATCAACTGGAACTGTTGAGCAATTATAAATTGCAACATTGTTGAGTTCTGCTGGTTTTCCAGCTGTCCATAATAGCCTCATTGAAGGCATTACTTTCATCTCAAGAATGTACTGATGTATCAATTCATAATCTGATTTCTTTAATTTATTCTTACTAACCTTTTTCAAAAACACTACAGCTCGTGCAACTGTTTCATCCCACGATTCTCTACGCATCTTACTGTCATCCCAGCGTGAATATGTTCTATAGTATACAAATTTACTTAGTTCATTTTGAAATGGATTTTGGTGGGGGATTGGTTCTGGAACTTTCTTAGTTGTGATGATTTGTTCATGTTGTGTGTATGTCTGAGTTTGTCTTACAGTCTGTAATTGAGGATTCATATTTTCTTCCATTGGTTAATTTTGAGGTATGCTTCTAGTCCATGATATGTATGTACATCGATAAACTCTTTAATATTCTTCATTCCTGACAGAACCATATCATTGATGTCTTTACTTTTTAATTCAGGTGGCCAAATTACTACATTATAATTTTTGTCCACAGATTTAAACATACGCTCAACAGTATGTTCATTGCGTGGCTCGTTATCGTATATTGTAGTGGTTGATTCTGGACTTAACTCCAATAAGTTCAAATCAGCGCCGGCAACTGCTAAACAGTTGTCTATAAAGAGAGAATCTAATGGGCCTTCAACAACGTATGTATGAGAATCAAAATCAATACGTTCAAGTCCATAAATCTTCTCTTTTTCTAAAACAATTTTTAAGGTGATATATCTAGGTTCTTCGTTACCAAATGCTCTTCCTTGATAAGCAAAGATTTCTCCTGACTTGTCGAAAAAAGGGATAACAAGTCGTGGATAATCTATATTTATACTCTTAAATTTTTCAGGAAATATTGTGTGTGACCACTCATAAAATTTCTCTGAGAAGTATAATTTGTCCCAATGATTTTTGGGAATTTGTCTTTTTTCTAGATACTGTATGGCCGGATGGCCATCTTCAAGATCACTAAACTTAACTAATTTATTCAAATGCCTGTTTAGGGATTTGTCAAACTTAGGTTTTTTAAATGTAAATGGGAATTTGTCAGGAATAGGGGTATTCCCTTGAGTCTCACCGTCTTTGTACTTCTCTACTAAAAACTCAGTATGAAGTCCATGATCTATTTGTTTGAGGAAATTGTTGAAAGTAAGCCCGATACCACAATTATGACACTTATAGAAAAAAGATGCCTTCTTGCGATATATGAATCCTCTGGCTTTATTTTTTTGTTTTCGGGAATCTCCACAGATTGGACAACGAAAGTTCCAAAGGTTATCTCTAACCTTCTTAAACTTCTCCACCCTAGAGGTACATAAATTTATGTACTTCTGGTCAATATAGCTCATAATGTAAATTAAATTGTTATTATATACTAGTTAAATAAACCAAATGTTTGGGAAGCGGTCATTAGAAATGTCATGGCTATTAATACTCCACCTATAGTCCATTTCCATTTTTCTAAACCATTTATTTCTTTTTCATTTATATCTATTTTATCACACAATTTCTCAAAAGTCAAGTTAATTTCATCAGAGATTTCTCTTTTCATAGTGCTCATTCTTGAATGTACTTCTTTAAAATCTTCTCTATTTTGGGTAACGTGTCCATCGAAAGAACTTTTAATTGTTGCAATTTGTGTTTTGAGGACTTCAACATCTGCTTTTACTGTCATTTTACTGTGAATTCGTGATTTGTTTGTAATACTTGTTCTTTTAGTCTGGTAATTTTTCCCCATTGTCCACCACCTGTGCGGTTATAACGAATTCCTCTGACCTGACCTGTTACAGAGTTTTTAAGAATGATTGAACCATTATGGTGTTTTCTAGCCCAATCATAAATTTTCTTTTGTGTTTCATCTGTTAAATCTAGATACCTAGACCATCGTTCAAACTTTGTTTTTCCACTTTTGAACTTATGAAAACATTGGTCTGAAACACTAAAGGTTTCACACTTTCTTTTTTTCTTAGTTTTTCCTGTGGGATTCATATCTACAGCTGATGATGTACTCATAATTTCTTCTTCTACATCTTCTTTTTTAGCATACGCCTTGAGTCTGTTATGCTTTTGCAATTTCTTTTTCTTTTTATAATCTTGTACATCTTTAGCCATTTTCTCATCCTCCTTAGTTTTAGGAGTAGCCATGTTCCAACCTCGATATTTATTTGAGCCTGTAGCTGGAGAAGGTGGTTGTTTTTCTGTTTTTCCACCCGCTCTCTTAAATTTATGTTTTGCAAGAGCTATTTTTAATGCATCTTTTTGTGATAAAGCTTCATCAATTTGTTCTTCTACGATTATTTCAATCATTTATATCCTCCAATGAAACGTATATTTTTTTATTACTTTTTTGATGAATTACTGGAAAAATATCTACACCTAAAACCCTATCACTAGGTGGAGTATCTTCAAGTGCAGTTACAACATCTCCTTTTTGAGCATCAATCTCATCATCATCTGCTGTAACTTGATCCTTGAGTTTATATTCTCCAGCTGGAAGCATATTTCCAAATCCAATTACTTCTTCTGATATATTATCATTTAAATCTATCAGTTTATTTTCCAGTAAATATTTG